GGATTTAAGAAAGAAGCATTTGATAAGGATAATAAAGGATTTGTTACTTCTATTGTAACTCCAAGATCAATTGTTACAGCGGATTCTGATGTTGAATGGTTGGAATTTGATGTAGCAAAGACTAAGAGTGTTGCTAAACCTAATCATTTGTATTTACTTGGATTTACAAGTAAGGACGTTGAACCACCAGGTATTTCTCAGGGTTATAGAGTTGGTGCAAAACTAAATGATAAGATTTATGTTAATAATCCAAGTGGAACTAATTATGAAGCAAAGATATTAATGTCGGACTTCCCGATTGATGCATCAAATACTACATCATCGGGTACTGGTTGTTCAGAGAAACAATATAATGCTGAACCAGTTAAGTTGGAGCAAGGTGGTAAGATTTTTTACTACTTTAAATTAACACCAACAACATATACTGGTGGTAGTGGTCATACACTCCAAAATGGTGAATCAATTTGGATTAAGAGTGATGATGGAGATGTTCCTGAGAATATTGAGTCTAATGGAATTTATCATGTTGTAACTAATGCAAAGAATAGTACAAGAGCAGATGGTCTTGTTCTTCCTGCTGATTGTGTTCAATTAGCATCATCTGTAACTAATGCTGATATTAGAACACCTCTTACTATTAACACATATGCTGGTGGTACAAAATTACATATAACAAGTAGAGTTGTTGATAAAAAAGTTGGTGAAATTGGACATCCAATTCAATGGGATCCTAATCAGAACCAATGGTTTATTCATGTTCAAGGAAGTAGTACATTATGGACTCATATTAATAGTTTAAGTGGCACTGCACCACAAGATCGTACTGATATTTCTTATCTACTTCGTAAAGAAGATGATAGAAGTTTGGATGAAAAACTTTATAAGATTAGATATGTAATTCCAAAAGAGCAAAAGAATGGTAGAGATCCAGGAGATGGATTTGTTCTTCAAGAATCTAGTTCAACTAACGTAAGAAGTACTGCTGATTTTACTCTTACTAGTATTGGAACTGCAGATTATGATTATGATAGAAATACAAAATTTATAACAAGTGCTGCTTATAATAATGTATCTAAGGTTGTTACTATAGTATCTGATGTTCCTCATGGATTGAAAGTTGGGGATCATGTTACTATCAAAAATGTAACCGATAGTACTAATACTGGTGGAGCACTTAACGTTGGATATAATGGACTATTTGTAGTTACTACAACTACAAATGATAAGACATTCCAATTTATATCTACTGATCTTCTTGGAGTAGTTCATAATCCAGGAAGTACAAATACTAATAATATTCATACAAGGTCTTCTACATTACCTAGATTTGAAAGAACTGATCTTAGAGAAAACTTCTATGTTTATAGATCAGAAGTTATAACACAATACCTTTATAATGTTCAGGATGGTGTTTATTATCTTTATCTACTTAATTCTGGTAATGCAATTGCTGATGAATTTACAGATCTTAAGTATGCACAGGATGTTACTGATCTTTATCCACAGTTAGATAAGGATAATACAGAAGAAAATCCACCTGCTGCTGTAACTTATGCAACTAGATCTCCACTTGGTGAGACAACTACTAATAGTCTTAAAAATAGTATTACGAGAGAGACTGTTGATAAATTTAATAAAACCTTTAATAAAGGAAGTAAAATTGTTTCTGTTACTACCAGTGCAAATTCTGCAACATTAACTTTTGATGAAGAGCATCAACTTAATGGTGTTAGAACAGGTACAATAACTGGCGGTTCTGGTCATACTGATGGAACATATTATAATGTAAAATTACTGAATAGTAATGGTTCTACATGGGATGGTGCTACTGCTACTGTAAATGTAAGTGGTGGTGCTGTAACTTCAGCAGATGTTACACAAGGTGGTTCTGGATATGCTAATGGAGAGAACCTCTACTTTGATTCTGGTACGATTGGTGGAACCAATCAGGCAAAATTAACAATAGCAACTGCTGGTATTGCAACTGCGATTGGTAATTATGTTCAATTAACTGGTATTGGTACTGCAACAGATGCATATTATAGAGTTACTGCTGTTCCAGGTGAAAAATCAATTACTGTTGCTAAAACATCTGGTGATGCACCTCAGATTAATCAGTATGCATTAGATCTTGGAGCACAAGTAGAGGTTGATAGTACATCGTTCTCTGTTGACACTACTACATTTACATGTCCTTGGGCTCATGGACTTCTTGCAGGTAATGCATTTACGGTTAAAAATTCTAGTGATACCGATTTAGGTCAATTTGTTGTTACTTCAGTTACTACTCCAACTATATTTACTGCTAAGACTACATCTGCTCTTACTTCACCCAAATATATCTTTAAGCATGGATTAGCATCACATAATGCTGGTGCAGATAATCTTGGTGAGAATATTGGTGTTAGAAATCTTCAATATTATGATCATGATGAATTATTATTGAATGAAGCAATTACAGTAGATACTTCCTTTAAGGTTAAGAGACCTAATGGTGGAGTAACTGGTATTCTTGATAGATTCCCATTAGGATCTTATATCCAGATTAATGGTGAAATTATGAGAATTACTAGTAACGCATTAAGTGGTTCTAGTAATGATGAAATAACTGTAATTCGTGGTGCATTAGGAACTCTTATTGATGCTCATGTTAGTGGATCTTTAATTATAAAGATTAAACCATTAGCAGTTGAAACACGTAGACCATCAATCGTTAGAGCATCTGGACATACATTTGAATATGTTGGTTATGGACCAGGTAACTATTCAACATCTCTACCTCAAGTTCAGGTTAAGACTCTTACTGAAACGGAAGATTTCTTAGCACAAGCACAAGAAAGATCTTGTGGACAGGTTGTTTATACTGGTATGAATAGTGATGGTGATTTCTTTGTTGGTAATAAGAAAATTAGTTCTGCTACTGGACAAGAAATAACATTTGATATTCCAATACCAACTGTAACTGGACAAGATCCTAACAGATTAAGTGTTGTATTTGATGAAGTAATTGTTAAAGAGAGAATACTTGTTGAGGGTGGTAACTCACGACAGATTCTATCTCAGTTTGATGGACCAGTTACATTTAACGGTGATCTTAGAATTAACTCTAAACTTAATTTGAAGAATGATTTATATGTAGATGGAACGGTTAAATTTGATAAGGATACTGATAGTAATCCTGCTACAATTGATTGTTCTAATGGATTATTAAATGGTGCTCTCCAAGTTAAAGGTGGAGCTGCGATTGGTAAGAAGTTAAATGTATGTGGAGATGTTAAATTATTCTCTTCTACTAGTTCTACTAGTTCAACTACTGGTGCACTTCAAATTATTGGTGGTGTTGGTATTGGTGGTAATTTAAATGTTGGTACTAACTTTAATGTTACTGGTACTAGTGTATTTACTGGATTAGTAACAATTAATACTGGTATTATTCCTGATGCAGATGAAGGTGCTTATCTTGGATCTTCAACTAAACCTTGGTCTGAAGCACATATCGGTGAGATTAGAATTGCTAATGGTTCAAATGATAATGAAATTGATACTGCAACTGGTAATTTAACTCTTGATTCTGCTGGTGGAACGGTAACAATTGATGATAACTTAACTGTTAGTGGATCTACTACATTAAGTGGTGGACTTGATGTTACTGGTGATCTCAGAGTGACGGGTGATATTACTGCATTCTGGTCATCTGATGAAAGATTAAAAGATAACATTAAATCAATTGAAGATCCTCTTGCCAAGGTTCTTTCAATTAGAGGTGTTACTTATACTTGGAAAGATGATGCAACTCATTCTGGGGATGACATTGGTGTTATCGCACAAGAATTGGAATTGCTTAATCTTCCTGGAATGACACAAACAAGACCTGATGGGTACAAAGCAGTTAGGTACGAAAGACTTACTGCACTACTTGTTGAAGCGGTGAAGGAACTTTCTGGTAAGGTTTCTGAACTAGAGGCAAAACTCAACCAATAAATAACTAAAAAATAAAGTATAAATGGCTAATATTAGAAAGACATTTAACTTCCGTAATGGTGTCCAAGTTGATGACGATAACCTGTATGTAAATCCGACGGGTCTGGTTGGTATAGGAACTACGGTTCCTACACAAGCTTTGGACGTTAGAGGCGGTGCTAATTTTGTTGGACTATTATCAGCCACTTCGGGGTTATACGACACATTAACAGTAACTAACTTAATAGTTAACGGTAATAACTTTACTTCTGGTACAGTTGGATCTGGTGTTAGTGTTCTTGCTGGTGTTATAACTGCTTCTACTCCTTCTGGAATAGTAACTTATTATGGGGATGGAAAATATTTACTTAATTTACCAACTACACAATGGGTTGACATTGATGTTGGTCTAGGTTTTACAAGCATATATGGTCGTGGATGGGTTGGTGTACAAACAAATGATCCTAGATATCCTCTACAAATAGGTGGAGATCTTATTAATGGATCTATTGCTGGTGGTGTTGGTATTGGATCTACTGGTGATATTCATGCAACAGGTATTATTACATGTGGAAAAGGATTTAGAGGTGATATTGAGGGTGATGTATCTTCTGGTTTAAGTACTCTTGGTGTTGCCAATGCATCTACTCTTAATGTAAGCGGTGTTGCAACTGCAAATGCATTCTCTGGACCTCTTACTGGAAATGTGACTGGTGATGTTACTGGAAATTTAGTAGGTAATGTTACTGGTAATGTATATGCTACTGGTGTCTCTACTTTTGGAGATATTAAAGTAACTTCTGGTGATATTACTATTGCTGCTGGTGTTGTTACTGCAACTAGTTTTAGTGGTGATTTCCATGGACAGATTTCTAATGTTGATGCTGGAACTGCATCTACTATTACTAAATTAAATACAAGTGAAATTGATGCTACTGGAGGAACTTTTCTTGTTGGGGTTGTAACTGCTACAACTTCAAATCTTGGTATTACTACCACAACTGTACTTAGGGCAGATGAATTAGGTATAGGTATTAATCCGACAGGAAAGGCAATAGATGTATTTGCAAGTGGTATTTCGACAGTAAACTTTACTGGTACAGAAGAATCTAGAATTGTTTTTGGAAATCAAGCAGCGACTGCTAGTGGAATTGGACAAAGTACTGGTTTAATCAGATATGGTAGTGAGGTTAGGTCACTTGATATTATTAATAATGATTATGGTGATATTAACCAACATTTAAATCTATCAGGTCAAACAGTTGGTGCAGGAATTACTGGAGCATATAACTGGTATCATCAAACTAGTGAGCATTTGATGACTTTGGATTACCAGGGTAATCTTGGTATTAAAAATAGTTCTCCAGAATTCCCATTACATGTTACTGGTATTGGAAGTATTTCTGATAACCTTACAGTTGGTGGAGATCTTGTTGTTGGTGGATCTATAAGTGGTGATATACAGATTAATGTATTAAATGGTAATGTATCTGCTACTTCAGGTGTTTCAACATTCTACAACCTTAATGTTACTAATCTCGCTGATTTAAATTCAATTGGTTTAGGAACAAATGCACCTCTGACAAATATTGGTTTAGATGGAAGAACTGAGATAGCATTATTCCAAAACGTTGGAATAGGTACTACTACAACAAGTGGTACTTCAATACATGTTGTTGGTACTGGAAGATTTGATAATATAGGAATAGGATCAGATCCTGGTACTGATGGATTACTTGTTAAGGATGAATATGTTTGTTTCGAAGATGATAAAATTGGTATAAAATCATGTAGTCTTACTGCTGAAGGAAATACTTATGTATACTTTGATGGTAATGCCAATATTGGTATTGGAACTACGATAGCAAAAGCTGCTGTTGACTTTGCATATGCTGGATCCGGTACATTAGGTGCTGCTACCAGATATATGATTCCACCTAGACTTACTGGTACCCAAAGACTTGGATTATCTACAGAGACTGGTGCGTTTATCTATAATACAGATACTAATACGCTTCAGATCTATAATGGAACTACATGGTTATCACAGGCAACTGGTGGTGCATCATCTCTTGACTCACTTACTGACGTAAGTCTTTCAACACCTCAGAATACTCAGGTATTACAGTTTAATGGATCTAACTGGGCTAACGCAACTAATTCAGTTGCATCTTTAAGTGATACAACTATATCATCTGCTGCTGAAGGAGATACACTTACCTATAACGGTAGTGCTTGGGTTAATGATCATACTGTAAGTGTAACAACTACTGCAACAACGCAGACAAATTTACATCAACTAGCAGTTGCAACTTATCGTTCTGGTGAATATCTAATACAGGCAAAGCAAGGAACCAATTATCAATTAGTTAAAATACTTGCTATTCATGATGGAACTAATGTTGCATTTACAGAATTTGGTACATTGAAGACTGGTTCTGATGTTTCTTCTTATACTATGGATATTAGTGGTGGTAATATGAGACTAAGAGCAACTCCTGCTAGTGCTAATTCTACTGTATTTAAAGTTAAGTTCACTGCTATTAAGGTATAAGAATGCCTGAACAAAGTTTCAAAGTTGACGGTGGTATAGAAGCTGTTGGTATAATAACAGGTACTAGCTTTAAAAGAGTTGGTGGATCTTCTACTGAATTCTTAATGGCAGATGGTTCTGTTGATAATAAAACTTATACTACTACTGATACAACATATGATATTCAAGCACGAGATACTGGAGTAGCAAATAAGAAACATATTAGGCTATCAACTGTTGGTGGTGGAACTACTGATGTTACTTTAGTAGGTGGTAGTAATGTAACCATTAATAGAGTTAATCAAGAATTAGAGATTGCATCATCATATACTAATACTGATACAACTTATGGGGTATCAGCGGTAAGTGATGGGTCAAATGAAAGTATTATATTAACTGCTGGTGGATCTGGTAGTGGAATTAGTTCTGTTAGTTTTGTTCCTGGTAATAATGTAACATTAACTAGAAGTAATAATGATATTACAATAAATTCGAGTCATACGACATATTCTGTTCAAGATGGTCAGTTATCCGAAAATAATTTCACTAATGCATTAAAAACAAAATTAGATAGTGTTAATACTGATGATCCAGCATATAGTTCATTAAATGTAACTGGTATAACAACATTTAATGGTGATGTAAACTTTCCTGGTGCTACATCAGGTAAGGATCTACAATGGGATAAGTCTGCGAATGCATTAGAATTTAAGGATGAGACCGAAGCTAAGTTTGGTACTAATAATGATTTAAAAATATCTCATACTATGGATCTTTCTGGTCAAAATGATGTTAATGGAGATAGTGTTCTTGCTGGTAGTAATTGGTGTTCATTAATCGAAGATTCTGGAACGGGTCCATTAATATTTAAGTCAGATGGTGGTCCTTCATCAGGAGCATTTCAATTCTATGATACAAGTTGGAGACCAATATTAAAATTATTCAGTGGTACTGGTGCAAGGGCTGCTTTATACTACGCTGGATCAGAAAAATTAATTACTGATACAGCTGGTATTTCTATTACTGGTAAAGTAACTGCTGGATCTGGTGAATTTAATAATCTAACAAATAATCATATTGTTATCGCTGGTACAAGTGGTGCTCTTACAAATAGTAGTGACTTAACATTTGACGGTACAACACTTGCTCTTACTGGTGCTCAAACAATTAGTAGTAACCTTACTATTGGTGGTAACTTAACTGTTAATGGTACACAAACCATCATTAATAGTAATACATTACAGGTTGGTGATAGTCAGATATTACTTAATAAGGATGAAACTGGTGTTCCATCGCAAAATGCTGGTATTAATGTTGAGCGTGGTACATCTACTAATACTCAGTTACGTTGGAATGAGACATCTGATAAGTGGGAATTTACTAATGATGGTAGTGTATTTCAAAACATCCCTACTACAAATACAACTTATGGTGTATCAGCAGTAGATGGTGGACAAGCAACAGAAAAGAAAATACGTTTAACTGGCATTAATCCTAATAGCACTGATGATGTAACCCTAGCAGCAGGAACTAATTTGTCCGTTGCTAGAAGTGGTGATACTATTACATTTAATAATACTGCAACTGATTCGGATACAACTTATAGTCAATCCTGTGTTGATTCGAGTAATGATATTCTTCTTAGATTATCTGCTGGTGGATCTGGTAGTGGTAATAATGATATTAAAGTTAAGGCAGGAAATAATATTACATTAACTCATGATAATGCTAGTGAATTTACAATAGCTGGGGTTGATGCATTCCCTTCTGGTGGTATTATTATGTGGTCTGGTGCAGCAAATGCTATTCCTTCTGGATGGGCATTATGTAATGGTTCAAATAGTACACCAGATTTAAGAGGAAGATTTGTTGTTGGTTATAGTGATACTGATAATGATTATGATGTAGGTGATACTGGTGGTGTTAAGAATCAGTCTTTAAGTGTATCACAAATGCCATCTCATAGTCATAGTGGAACTACTGGAGGGCAAGATACTAACCATACTCATGATGCTGGAAACTTAGGAACTAATAATACTGGTTCTCATAATCACACTGTAAATAATTTTGGTGGAAACTTTGGTGCTTCTTCTGGTGCTCAGACATTTAGAAATGATCATACAGGAACCTCAAATGCTATTATTCAAAACGCTGGTGCTCACTCACATAACGTAACTGGTACTACAACGGGACAAAGTGCTAATCATGCACATAGTTTTAATACTAATAATGCAGGTAGTGGTAATTCAATTGAAAACAGACCTCCATATTATGCACTCTGTTATATTATGAAGTCTTAAATAAATATCTAAAAAGTATATAAATGGCAGAACAAAGTTTTAAAGTTGATGGTGGTATAGAAGCTAGTGGTATTATTACTGCTACTACGTTTGCTAGGGTTGGTGGGTCTTCCACCATGTTTTTAAAGGCAGATGGATCTATTGATGTTGGTATATACAAAACGACTGATACAAATACAACTTATGATATATCTGCTGGTGACTTTGCATCTAATAAAAAGATAATTCGTCTGAATGATGGATCTTCAAATAAAGATGTTGTTATAGCAGGTGGTAATTATATAACAGTAACTAGAAATAATGATGAGATTTCGATTGCAGGTACAGATACAACTTATGATATTAGTGCCACAGACCATTCAAGTAATAAGAAAAATATTCGTTTAACTGCTGGTGGATCAGGAGTAGGAACTACTGATATTACATTGGCGGGTGGTAATAATATAACACTTGCAAGATCAGGTAATGAAATTGCTATACATGGTCCAACTGATACAGATACAACATATACATATGCAGCAATAGATGGTAGTTCTGCTGATGAGAAGATACTTAGGATAACTGATTCTAATTCTAATAATGATGATATAACATTAGTTGCTGGTGCTAATATATCTCTTAATCGTAATAATGAAAGGATTACTTTTGCAGGAACCGATACTAATACAACTTATAGTCATTCTTCTGTTGCTGATGGTAGTGGTAATGTAAATCTTAGGTTAACTGCTGGTGGATCTGGTAGTGGTGATGATGATATTCTTGTCACAGCAGGAAATAATATAACCATTGATTCAATAGGTCCTAATGGATTTAGAATTGCTGCTGATGATGAAAATGATTCACTTGTTTCTGTAACAAATAGAGGTAGTGTAACTACTAATTCTATTGGTATAGGAAATCTTACCGCTGGTATTGGTACATTTACAGGAGCAGTTACTATTGGTGGTAATTTAACTGTTAATGGTACTCAAACAATAATCAATAGTAATACCTTACAAGTTGGTGATAGTCAGGTATTACTTAATAAGGATGAAACTGGTACTCCATCCCAGAATGCAGGTCTTCAAGTAGAAAGAGGTACATCTACTAATACTCAGTTACGTTGGAATGAAACATCCGATAAGTGGGAATTTACTAATGATGGTAGTGCATATCAGAATATTCCTACCACAAATACAACTTATGGTGTATCAGCAGTAGACGGTGATCCTAATAAAAAGAAAATTAGATTAACTGGTAGTAATCCTAGTAGTACGGATGATGTAACCTTAGCAGGAGGTACTGGTATAACTCTTACTAGATCTAGTGATGAGATAACAATTACTAATAGTGCACCTGATACTGATACAACTTATGATTTTAGTGTACCATCAGGTACAACAAAATTAAGGTTGGATCCATCAACAGGTTCAAATGATGATGTAGAGATAACAGGTGGAACAAATGTTACTGTTACTAGAAATAATGGAAATCAACTTACTATTTCTTCTACTGATACAAACACAACTTATTCAGTTGGAGATGGAGGGTTAACTCAAAATAATTTCACTAATACATTAAAGACTAAGTTGGATGGTATTGCAGATTCTGCTAATAACTATTCTCATCCAACAGGTGCTACAATAAGAGGGTATATATGTTTTAATAATGCGGGTAGTGTAATCAGATCTCAAAATTTAACAGTATCAAGAACAGGAACAGGTGAATATACAATAACTCTTAATTCTACTGCTCAAGTTGGTAATAATTCTTATGGAGTTGTTATTGGTAATGTTGACGAAGGTTATACTACTAATAATACTACTATAGGTGCGGGTAATTGGTGGAATGCATGGTTATTTGATAAGACTACTACTAATTTTAGAATAAGATCTCATAAATTCACAGAACAACAATTTGGTTTTGGTGGGGATGACAGAAATGATGGACTAAGGTATACTCGTAGTACGGTAGATCCAAGTCAAATTAGTCTAATTGTAATTTAATGGCAACTATTTTTTATAATTACCTTACTGGTACTGAAAAACTTGCAACTACTATAACGGATAAGTCTCCGCAGGAATTAGTAGAAGAAGGTGTTATTCCAAAAGGAGCACCATATCTTGTCATGCCAGATTGTCATGAAGATATGGATGAGGAGGAGCAACTTAAATATAGAGAAATAGAATATACCTCTTTTGATGATTACGAGAATCCTACTGAGGTTGTAGTTGATTATAATGCAATTATGTTTTCATTAATTGAAGAGATGAGACCTATTAGAAATAAAAAATTAGAGTCTTTAGATATTTTACAGCAGAGAGCTATGTCTTTAAAAAAAGATGATGTAATTGCTGAAATTGAAGAAGATAAACAAAAATTAAGAGAGTGTTTGAACAATATTGATATATTCAAGTATAATACATTAGATGATTTCAGAACATATGTTCCTGATATTTTGTATATTAATTATGATGTTAAGTATGAACCAAAAATTAGTAAATAGAGAATTATATCCTAAACATATAATTGAAAGAATTAAGGAAATTATTATTCCAGAAGCACAAAAGGTTAAATTTAGTGCTAAAATAGAAGGTCTTGTTAGAGATTCTGAATGGAGGAATGAAATATCTGAGGAAAATTTATATACCCTAATGGAAAGGGATATTAATGCATGTGAAAGTAGTAACATGCATAGTTTTTCAAGGGATATTAGTCATAAGTTAGTTCATTTACTTAAAGAAGTATATCCAGATAAAATAGTTTATAGTACAGGCCATTATTATTATCCTCCTACTGGTTATATGGGTTGGCATACAAATTATAAAGTACCTGATGATAGAGTTTATATAACTTACACGACTAAATCTAAGAAATCTTTTTTTAGGTACTTAGAAAATGATAAAGTAGTAACTGATTATGATGATGAGGGATTTACTTTTCGTAGATTTTCATTATCATCAACTAAACCATATTTTTGGCACTGTGTGGGAAGTGAATGTGATAGATTTAGTTTTGGATTTAGAATATGCGACATCACATAACTAAGGATTTTCCTATCGATAGTCTTACTAGTGGTTTTATTGATTGTCAATTATTATACAGATATGTAAAATCTTATAAAATTGATGCTGTATATATTGATATATCAGATATAAGAGCAAAACCTATGAGTGCCATTGAGGATTGGCATCCAAGATATAAAATGGCAGATATTACTTTACCGTGTATTGTTATTAAGGAAGATGACCACTATCAATTAATTGATGGTAGGCATAGGTTAAAGAAAATTATAGATATGAGTCTTACTAAGATTCCTTGTTATATTTTAACATCAAAGCAAGTTTTAACTGCTTATATGAATTAACCTTCAAAGGATATTAAAGATAATCTAAATAACTAGAAAGTATAATAATGGCAGAACAAAGTTTTAGAATTGATGGCGGTATAGAAGCGACAGGTATTGTGACGGCAACTACCTTTGTGAGACCAGGTGGACATTCTACTCAATTTTTAAAAGCAGATGGGTCTGTTGATACCAGTGCATATAAAACAACTGATACAAATACAACTTATTCTGTAAATGCAGCAGACGGTGATACTGCTGGTAAGAAACTTATTCGTCTTCATGACTCAAATACTGGTATTACTACGGTAACATTAATTGCAGGTACAAATATAAGTTTATCTAGAACTGGTGGTGAAATTACTATTAATAATAATCAGACTGATAATGATTCAACTTATAATTTAACAGCAGCAGATCATTCATCATCTGATAAAAAGAATATTCATTTAACTGCTGGTGGATCTTCAAGTGGAGTTAGTACAGCTACTTTAGTTGGTGGTAGTAATATAACTTTAACTAGATCTGGTAATGAGATCACTATTGCTGCTCCTACTAATACCAATACAACATATTCACAGGCATCTATTGCTGATGGTGGTGATGTTAAATTAAGATTAACTGACTCTAGTTCTAATGATGATGATATTTTAATAGGTTCAGGAAGTAATATTACTTTTAGTGGTGTATCTGCTACTGGATTTACTATTGCATCAACAGATACCAATGATAATAATATTTACGATCTAAGTGCTGTTGATGGTTCATCTAATAAGAAAATTATTCGTTTAGCTGCTAGTGGATCTGGTAGTGGTAATGATGATGTTACTTTGGCAGGTGGTAGTGATATAACATTGACGAGAAGTGGAAATGAAATCACTATTGCTGCCGCTGGTGAGGGAGACACTCTTACATCTGTAACAGGTAGAGGTAATGTAACAACTAATAATATTACTGTTAATGATCTTACATGTAGTAATAATCTTAATGTTACTGGTGGTGTAGAAATAACAGGAAATCTTACTGTTAATGGTACTCAAACAATTATCAACAGTAATACATTACAGGTTGGTGATAGTAAAGTTCTTCTTAATAAGGATGAAACTGGTGCCCCTTCTCAGAATGGTGGAGTTCAAATAGAGAGAGGAACTTCTAGTAATGTAGAGATTCGTTGGAATGAAACAACTGATAAGTGGCAATTAACTAATGATGGATCTACTTATGCTGATATAAGCACTCTTACTGCTGGTGACGCAGTTCCAACAGGTGTTGTTGTTTTATGGTCTGGTGCTGCGAATGCTATTCCTACTGGGTGGTCATTATGTGATGGACAAAATAGTACACCAGATTTAAGAAGTAAGTTTATTGTTGGTGCTAGTGCTAGTGGTGGATATGCTGTTGCTGCAACGGGTGGTAGTGCAAATTCCATAGTTGTGGATCACACTCATGGTGTTGGAAATTATGCTGCCAGCACTAGTAATACTGGCGATCATAGTCATGGTGATGGTAACTACGGAACCAATAATACTGGTAATCATAATCATAGTATGAATTTTAATGCCAATGGCAATACTAGTAATGAAGGTGCTCATAGTCATAGTGCAAATATGCCGAATCATAACCATGTGTTCCCAGGTGATGATATGCTATCTAATGCAAATGGTCTTGGTGGATGGAATAATAGAACAACTTCCAACTGGAGTTATGATGCTGTAAGTAATGGATCAGGTGGAGGAAAAATTTATAGGACTAGTGATACATCTGGTAGTGGAAATACAAATAATACTGGTGGTCACAGTCATAACTTCAGTCTCAATCATAATGGAAACACCGGAAATACTGGTTCTCACTCACATAATGTAAGTGGTAATTCTAGTAATGCTGGTTCTCACTCACATAATGTAAGCATATCTGGTAATAGTAGTTCTACTGGTAGTAGTGGTACTAGTGCTAATTTGCCACCATACTATGCTTTATGCTATATTAGAAAAGATTAGATTTTTATTATGAATCTTGATGATTTTGTTTATGTTAAGGAAGATTCTTTGTCTGAAGAATTTTGCAAACATTGTATCGAGAAATTTGATAATGATCCCGGAAGGTATAAGGGGGTAGTTCATGGTGGTGAATATCCTGATATTAAAAAAACAATAGATCTTACACTTAGTGATAAAGATCATTGGAAAGAAGAAGATGATGTTTTCTTTAATTCCATAACTTCAACTTTAAAAGAGTATCTAGATTTTGTTCCTGATTCAAAAGAGGTATTATCATATCCACAGGATACAGGATATCAAATTCAAAGATATGATCCAGGTGATTTCTATACATGGCATCAAGATCAGTGGACAAATCGAAGAATTACTTTTATATGGTATCTAAATGATATAACGGAAGATGGATATACAGAATTTTCTACTGGATTAAAGGTTCAACCTAAAACTGGAAAAATGTTAATGTTTCCTGCTCTTTGGCCATGGATGCATAGAGGATATCCACCTAAATCGGAAGTAAAGTATATTTGTACAGGATGGATGTATTCGAGAATGGATGAAAATTCTAATGCGGATGATAGAATGATGGGATAAATAAATAAAGAATATATAACCCTTTTAAAGTTATGGCAAATTATCATATCAAAAAGACAAGTATTCTTGGTTCAGGTGACGTGTATTATGAAGGTACTGATCAATGGTCAGATGACTTCTCAAAGAGAAAAATTTATACTAATAAATCAACCACTGAAACTTTTATCGGAAATATTGATGGTAAAAATGGTGGATTTGCGGGTGCTTCTGTTGTAGGACCAGAATAAGATAATGGGCGTTTCGGTATACGATAGAGAAGGTCCATATTTCACTAGTGGTGAAATTAAGTGGAGTCAGCTACGTAACACTTTTAAAGAAGTTAATAGTGGTACGATTAATGCTCTTAGTCTGAAAAGAAATACTGATGGCAATGCACGAGATCCAATAGTACCTGATTGTGTTGCTAATGAAGATATTGCTGGATGGAATTTTTCATCTGGTACTGGTGATTCTAATTGGAAAGCATCCCAAATGAGGGATTCTTATAAGAGATTTTGGGCAAGACAGACTGGAACTGATGTCAATTTTAAAATGGGACGATATAATGGTTCTGAAGGAATTGATTGGGGTGGATATGGATCAGGTGGTCGAGATAGTACAAGTTCTGGTAATGGTAATTTAACTAAGAATATACAAAAATATATTAAGATAGAAGGAACTTGTGGTGCAAATGATAGTGGATCATGGGGTGGAGAAAATAATGATCCTGGTGCTGGTTCATGGAATCCTGGTGCACCTGCTGCACAATTAAATCCTACTGTCCCTGCACGTAATGTTAGAATTTGGGTGTATGGAAGTATATTAGGTGCTGGTGGAGAAGGTGGATATGATAGTAGAGGATATGATCATAGTAGTGGTACACAAAATGGTGCTGACCCTGGTACTCCTGGTGGAACAGCATTAAGTATTAATCATAGTGGTAATGATACATGGGTCACCATTAAATCTGGTAGTGCCAGAATATATGGTGGTGGTGGCGGTGGTGAGCAAGGAATGAATGGTGCTATTCCTCAACAAGGAACATGTTCTAGAACTTGGACTACTAGTGGTTGTGGATCTGCCCCTGCATGTAGCCCTTCTAATGGTGGAACAGTCGAAACGACAGGATCTTGGAGTGGTGGTTGTTGTTCTTGGGGTGAATATTGTTGGACAAGGTGGCCATTTAGTTCTTTTTGTAATGAATATTGTGTTGCTAACACACAAGGAAATAATTGTAAAGAAACGATAAACTCTACTAGACCTACACAAGGTATAGGTGGTAGAGGAGGAAATGGAAAGGGATATAATATGTCCCAAACTAGTGGGCAAAATGGAACAGATCCAAGTCCAAAGTGCCCAACTTGTTCAGTAGGTGGGTATACTTATAATAGTGATGGAACATGCACCGATGCTGGAAGAAGAGGTGGTGATGGTGGAGATTGGGGTCAAGATGGGCAAGATACCTCAGCAAATAATGCAATGCACGCTCCGCAACCTTCAACTGGTGGAGATGGTGGTAGTGCTGTTTGTGGGAGTCCGTTTACTTTATCTGGTACTATTAATAACAATACTGTAAAAGGTAGTTACAGTGGTGGATGTCCGGGCACAACGGTTGTAACTAATAATCCTACCGCACCATCTGTATCTGTTAGTTCGAGTGGTAGTGGACCTTATAATATAAGTTGGTCTGCATCAAGTCCTTGGACAATAACAAATGTTTTTGGACAATCTACACCAAGTGATTCTGGTTGGAACCCTACTAGTAATAGTGGAACTTTCGTAGCAAATCCATCAATTACAACAACATATAAAGTTTTTGCACAAAATGCAGGAGGAACTGGTAGTAACCAGGTAACAGTTGGTGGAAATGCAGCTACTTGGACTATGACAAGAGCTGCCTCTTGGCAAAATCGTGCAACATTTAATAAGTATGAAGGTACAGGACAATCACAGATAGTTGTTACAGAAAATAATGATCAGAGTAGTAATACAGTATCAGTAACTGCCTCAACTGGTGCAAAATATAGATTAACTCATGCATCTGGTAGTCAGAGCACTAATTGGTATGATGGGAGTAATGGCGTTACGAATCTATCAGAACCAAATGGTCAGGCACAATCTCCTGTCTTTAAATTAGATGGTAATCAAAAGGTTAGAATAGAAGATGGTAGTAGTAATACTGAGCATTCTGATGCGAGATCTTGGATTGATTTAATCATTCAGGTTTCTGCTGGTACTTTCTCAGTTGATGGACATACTGATTGGCCAATTCATATTGATGGTTTACATAGTGATAATGATGGTAGGACTACATGGTTACAAAATGGAACTAATGATCAGAGAATAGAACTTTGGGATGGTGATGGACAAGATGCTAATGCATCATTCGAAATTATTTCTAAGGATAGTAGTATTACAGAAGCAAAATTTGTTGATGGTGGACGTAAGCTTAGGATTAAAGGTGGTGGAAATATAACACTTAAAGCAGGATGGAATGATAATCCTGGTACTGCTGGTGTTGCTTTTAATTATATTGAACTCTGGAATGTTAGATGGACTAGAAGTGGTCAAAGTGGATCATCAGAAAAAACATATGCTACTTGCGGTGGTGATATAATCTATCAAAGATAGGATTGCATTCAGAGATATCTTGTGATATAATAGAGTTTATTTTATAGAATTGGTATGTTTGGAAAGGGCATAGAAATTCCTGACACCTTATGGAAGATGGGTGAGGATTCTTTTAATGAATTTTACAATACTGCTGATCCATTTTTAGTTTTTTTCTCCAAGGATGACTGTGGAGGTTGTTTTAGATTGAAACCACAGTTAAAACGTGTTGTGAAAGAAACTGAAATTCCAGTTGTTGAAATTGATGTTACAAAAGAACGAGATTTGTTCGAGAAATATAAATTTGATGGAATTCCTGTTGTTATGTTGTTTCGAGATAAAGAAGAGTTAAAGACTTGGTTTGGGTATCATGGACGTAGTAAGTATAAGCAAGTCATTGAGAAATTATGAGATTTACATTAGCGATTGGAAATCCTCCATATGGTGTAGGAGGAAATCTTGCAATACGATTCTTGAATAAGACATCCGAGATTACAGATGATATTCGATTCGTCTTGCCTACTTCTATACGGAAACCTTCTTCCCAGAATAAAATTAAATCATATTTACATTGTAATCTAGATGAAGATCTAGATAATGCTACTTTTCCTGGTGGTATTAGTGCAGTAAAACAATATTGGGTAGCAAAAAACACATCGAGATTTGACGTAGGTGTGGGTGAGATACCTATGTACACGGAACATCCTGATTTTGAATTTCTATCTTATGAAGAAAGATTTGAGGCAGATGTATTTGTTGGTGAGTATGGATGTGGACCTAGTGGTAGAGTGAAGAGAAAAGATTTTACACAATATGCTAAGGGACATCATTTCCTGAGTGTTAAATCACCAGAGGTCATCGAGAATCTAGTTGAGTTTGCTGATGAATTTAGAGAGGCAGCAACTCAAACTAATGGTCGATATCATTTTGGAAAGAATGATTTGATTACCACTTATAATAGATGTTTAGAGGAAAGAGATGGAAAAGAATAAACATAATCTAGATACAGGATCTAATATTGAAAGATCTGATGAGAGAATAAAAGAAACTCAGGAAGTTTTTACTCCACCTGAGTTAGTTGAGAGTATGGTTAATGATATTCCAGAAGATGTGTTAAAAGATTCTAGTAGTACCTTTATTGATCCATCTGCGGGAAGTGGTAATTTTCTAGTTGGATTAAAAAATAAGTTAATGGAATATCATGATGAACATCATATTGTAAATCATATGTTATATGCAGTCGAGATAATGCCTGATAATCACAAGGAGTTATGTACAAGATTAGGTGTTCGTTCTAATCATCATCATTATGTTTGTGCTGATGCACTAGAATATGATTATTCTTTTGGGGAACCAATAGGTGTCGAACAGTATTTTAATTAAAGATAATTTTTTTGATTCTGTTGACGAATTAAGTGAATTAGCACATTCTGCTGATTACATGTACCATTTGAATACTCCTATATCAGTTGTATGGAGGGGATATAGAACATGGGAGTTATCATATCTTAATAATCCAATCATTAGTAAATTCTATCAAGAAGTATTGGAATCTTCTTCTGAATATTTTAATTTAAAGGAAGATCATTCAATGGAAATGTATTTTCATATGTCTTATGAGAAGGATAATAAATCTCAACTTAGGAAATGGCATAAAGACAATACATCATTTGCAGGATTAATATATTTGACTCCTGATGCACCTGTAACGGCAGGAACAACTGTATTTGTAGATGGTGAGCAAATTAATGTAGAAAATAAGTATAATCGTTTAATTGTGTATTCTGGTTCTTTAAAGCATGGACCGACAGGTTACTTTGGTGAAACTTTACAGGATGTTAGAAGAACCCTTGTGTTTTTTATGGATCTTAAAGATGAAATGGATAAGCATTGTGAATTCATGAATAAGATGAGATTGAAGTACAATTCTTAATTCTTATAACTACCTTTGTAGGGTTTGTACGGGAAGCTTTATATTTTCTTAAGGACAGGGGGTTGACACACCCTCTTTTTTTGTGTATAGTCCTTATATCAGCACGAGACTGTTTTGTTTGTAAGTTGCTGTGTTCTATACTTGACTTTATTATGTCACACATCAAAATCAAGGCATGTGAATGCCCTAAGTTGGATCATCCTGAGCAGAAATTCTTACAAAGGGAACCTTTTAATGGAGCTCCTTACGTAGAAACTATTGCATTAGATATTTGCAATGTTTATTGGGATCCTGAATGGGAAAAGAATCAAATTCGTCCAGCAGGTACACAAAAAGCAGATAAGGAAGTAATTCTTGAAGATTTGCGAAAAGGAATTAGGTATAATCAAATTCCACCCAGAGTCGTCTTTAATAAGAAAGAGGATCGTTGGGAGTTAAAGGATGGATTTCATAGAATCTGGGCTCTTAAACAGTTACAGCAGAAAACTTGGATCTTTGATGTTCATGAATATGATATTGCATCAAGTTTCAATCCTGAAAAATATAATGAGCATGATATTGATGTAGATATGAAGTTGGGTGCTAACTGCCATCCACCTTCTAAATCATGTGCTGCAAAAGATTTCGTTTCGGCAGGTATTGAAAAGGTAAATCGTGGAAGTGTTGATAAGACTATGGATGGTATTAGAGAATGGGTAAAGAGTATTCCTAATAACTTTAGTAATAAGGTGAGGGAAACTATTACAACTAACATCTATAAGGCAACAGTTTCAATCAACAAGATTAGATCTTTAGATCTTGATGAAGCAAAGGATATTATCACCAACAAAACAAAGTATACCGTAGGTGGTGGTATTGATGGTGATAGTAATCTTGGAAGAGTTGTTAATGCAAGTAACGATCTCTATACATTAAGAGCATTTAGGATGCTGTTACAGGATTATGTTAATCATGAAAAGACTACAAATTATGTCTTTTATTGCTCATCTGCCCTTGATCCTGAAGATGTTAAACAACAGAGAAATCGAGCAAAAGCAGAAGCAGATCATTTCCACAAACTGTGCCTTGCTTATGCTGCTAAATTCCTGACTACTGGAGTAAAACCATATAATATTGTTGGTTCATTAGCACAGATTAAAAGTGTAGAGGATAAAGATCCAAATAAAGTATTGGTTCCTTTTCCACTTACCTAACTGGCACAGAGCACCCCATTAGGGGTGCTTTTCTGCTATAATATGTACATGTTTGAGGTTCCTTTAATGCAACTGCGTCCACATCAACAACGTGCTTTGGATGCTATTGCTAATCATTCCAAAGGACAAATCATTATCCCCACTGGTGGCGGCAAGACTCTTGTTGCTATTATGGATGCTGTAAGGTTATATGAAAAAGAAGAATTTGCTACCATTGTTGTTGTAGCACCTAGAATTTTATTAGCACATCAATTATCTGCTGAGTTTTTAGAGCATATTACTGATGCTGATGTGATGCATGTTCACAGTGGTAGAACACATCATTTTTCCAGTACCAAGAAGGATGTCATTAGAGATTGGTGGATTGGTAGTGAGTATTGCCATAAGATTATCTTTACTACCTATCATTCTTTGCATAGAGTACAAGAAGCAAATATAAATGTAGATACGATCTATTTTGATGAGGCACACAATAGTGTTGCAAGAAATTTTCTACCTACTGTGGAATTTTATGCAGGTTTGGATACTGTTCGCAGCTATTTCTTTACTGCTACTCCTAAGCATTCTGGGACTAAATCACGTATTGGAATGGAGAATGAGGAAGTCTTTGGAAAAGTAATAGTTAATGTACCTGCACCTGAGTTAGTAGAGCAAGGTTATATATTACCACCAAAAGTTGTAATCAATAAGTTTCCAAAACTAGGTAGATATGAGATCACGCCAGAGGTAGAATCTGAGAAGATTATTGATAGCATGGATAAGAATGGAAAGGATAAGGTTCTTATTTGTGCAAAGTCTACTAAACAGATTGTTACTCTTATATCAAGATCCAAGTTCCTTGACGAATTAGCATATAGGGGTTATTCTTATATGTACATAACATCTAAAACAGGTGCTATAATAGATGGTAAGAAGGTTGGTAGAGAGGAATTCTTTGATGTTTTGAATACTTGGGGTAAAGATCCTGAGAAGAAATTTGTTGTTCTACATCATAGTATCTTATCAGAAGGTATCAACGTAAAAGGGTTAGAAGCAGTGTTGTTTATGCGTTCTATGGATTATATCGGTATTTCACAAACAATAGGGCGTGTGATCCGTCTGGGTGCTGCTGAGAAGACCTATGGTTTAGTTTGCGTACCTTGCTATTCAAATGTGGGTATAACTACAAGTAGAAAAGTACAGGCAGTTGTGAATACAGTATTTGCTGAGGGACAACCTGCTATTAGTGTGGTGAAAAGATGAGAGATACTATTTTATTTGGTGATTGTAGAGAGACTTTATGTGCCTTTCTACCAAAGAGTGCTAGGGTATGTGTTACATCCCCACCTTACTATGGTCTGAGAGATTATGGTGGAGAAGAAAAGCAGATAGGTTTAGAACAATCGCCGGAGGAATATATTGAACAAATGGTTCAGGTATTCAGGGAGGTAAGAAAGATCCTCACTGATGATGGAACACTATGGTTAAACATAGGTGATAGTTATTACAACTATAAGTCAGGTACAGGAGAATATGCCAAGCAATCATTTGCCAAGGGTAGGCAAGATCTTCCTATGAAGACACCTAAGAGGGCAAATAAGTTAAAAGGATTTAAAGATAAGGAATTGATGGGTATTCCTTGGATGTTAGCATTTGCATTAAGAGCAGATGGATGGTGGTTAAGACAAGATATTATATGGAATAAACCTAATCCAATGCCTGAAAGTGTAAGAGATAGATGCACGAAAGCACATGAGTATATCTTTTTATTTGCTAAGAGTAGAGATTATTATTATGACAATGAAGCAATTAAGGAGAAGGCAGTAGGTGAACGATGGGGTGGAAATAAACCAATTAATATGAATAATACTAAAGACACTAATAATCAGTTCAGTGGGTTAACAAGACCAAGAAAGATGATATATGATAAAAGAAATAAAAGATCAGTATGGACTGTGAACAAAAAACCTTATAAAGGCGCACATTTTGCTGTATATCCACCTGAATTGATTGAACCATGTATAAAAGCAGGTAGTGAGGTTGGGGATATTGTACTAGATCCTTTTATGGGATCAGGCACGACCGCAGCAGTTGCCAAGTCATTAGGTAGAGACTATATTGGATGTGAACTGCATGAAGACTATGGTAACCTAATTCAAAAGAGAGTCAATGAATATAAACCAGTTGAAGAAGTGTCACACAAGGGGTTGAATCCTCTTCAAGATCTGCTATATTAGATACATGGGAAACAAAATCGGTTTCTTTCTAGTCTGACAATTCCATTTTTGGTGAGAAGCAGACACATGATCGAAAGAGTAATGCACTGACCCCGTTTTTTGTTTCTCTCACC